TGGTGGCGATAAGCGTGGCGGATTTATCCGCCCCAAACATCGCGCATCTGGTGGCATAGTGGAGAAAGCTATGAAAGCTGTTGATGATCATCGCTACAAGCTTCGCAAGCATGCCGATTGGGGAAAACATCAGGAATACAAAAACAGCGGGGGGAAAATGACACAAATGTCCCCCAATGAGTTTTTAAGTAAAACTCAAAAAATGCGGATGAGTGATGTTGATAAAGACTCCATTCATCATTTTAAGAAGAAGATGAAAAAAGGAAAAAGTCTAAATCCATTGGCTATTTTCCCTAAAGGCGGTCAAGATGGCCGTCATAGAGCTATGGCTGCAAAAGAACTTGGAATTAAAAAGGTTCCAGTCATTACGTGGCCCGAAAAGTCTTCTGGTGGATCTATTGTAGATCGTGCGCTTGTGGTAACATCTAAATCGGCAAATCGCCAACGGGGACGCCCGTAATCCTAGTGCTAGGAGTTATCATGTCTGACATGGCAAAAGAGGCCCGCAAGGCCATGAAAGCCAAGGCCCAGCGCCTTGGCGGAGACCGCCCAACTGAGAAAGTTGATTCGTCCACTTGGACGCCGCCTTCTATGTTGAACGCTGATGTGAAGACGGGTCTTCGCCCAATTTCCCGTCGCGCATATAAGTCTGGTGGCAAAGTCTCTGGCGAGGACGCCAAGGCTTGCATGACTAGGAAGCCCCGCCAGTCTGGCGGCAAGGCTATCACCGCTGACAGCCTTATTAACAAGAACGTCAAAGAAGCCAATGAGCAGCGCGAAGGCGTGAAGCATGTTGGTGCTTTGAAGACTGGCGGTCGCGCCAAGAAGATGATTGGCGGCCCGTCCATGGGTCCCGTCGCTGGCGCTAATCAGATGATGCAGAATGCCCAGATGACTGGTGGCGTTCCGTCTTCAATGCTGAACTTTGCCCCCGGCATCAAAAAGGGCACGTTGTCTCCCTTGAGAGCTGCTGGCATGAAGAAGGGCGGCAAGACTGAGGGGCATCCCGATGAGGCTGCCGACAAGGCGCTCATCAAGAAGATGGTGAAGCCTGAAGCTCGCACCGGCAAAAAGCATGGTGGCGAGCGTATGGCGCGCAAGGAAGGCGGGAAGGTCTTCTCTGGCCCCGGATATCCCGGCAAGGTTCCCGGCGCTGTGCCCGGTGGCCGTACCGCCCATGCTGCTGGCGGCAAGGCTGGCAAGGGCAAGACTGACATCAACATTATGATTGGCGCTCACCATCCGGGCGCTGGCGCTTCTCCCATGGGGGTGCCGCCTGTTGACCCAATGGGTGGCACGACCAAACCCCCGGGCATGGGCGGTCCTGCTGGCGGGGCTCCGCTGCCTCCTCCGGGTATGCCAATGGGTATGCCGCCTGGTATGCCTATGGGAATGCCCCCCGGGATGCCTCCTGTTGGTGGGGCTCCCGGTATGCCGCCCATCCCTCCCGGCATGATGCCCAAGCCCCGTAAGGCTGGTGGCCGCACCTACAAATCTTACAAGGACATGGATGCCGGTGCTGGTTCTGGGGAGGGCCGCATTGAAAAGTCTGAGATCGCCTCAAAGACTGCCCGCATTGAAAAGGGCAATTACTGAGTTTGCGGCCTGTGCGCGTTTAGGCTGCAAATTGGGTGGAGATGCGACCCCCCTTCGTGTCTCCACCCTCCTAGCCACATGGGGGAACTGTCAGGGGGCAGTTTATGGCGACAACGTATCAAGCATACTATCAGTATGAGCTAAAAAAGCTCATCAACAGCGATATAGATCGCCTTAAAGAAGAGCTTCTAAGTTCTTACAAAATCACAGGTTTTGACTTTTCATCCTACCGTCACCATGTAGGTAGGATCGAAGGACTTCGCATGGCTTTAGAGCTTTGCGAGGAAGCAGATGCCATTGTGAATGGCAAGGAAAAGTAGGGGGATTAAGCATGCCATATATGACTATGCAGCATGAAGTGGATCCGGCTGAAGCCATCCATAAAGAGTTAGGGGATACTTCGGCAGTTGAAGTATTTAACAATCAGATTTTGGTGGCGGTTTATATCCGCCCCCAAAAGACCAAAAGCGGGATTATCCTGACCAATCAGACCACCGACGAAGATCGGTATCAGTCCAAGGTTGGCCTTGTGATCAAGAAAGGCCCGCAGGCTTTCAAGGATAGTTCTGGCCAGTGGTTTGATGGCCTTGAGATCAACGAAGGCGACTGGATTGTGTTCCGGCCCTCTGATGGCTGGAGCATCACTGTCAACAATGTTCTGTGTCGGATGATCGATGATGTGAACGTAAAAGCTCGCGTCGATCAGCCTGATCGCGTCTGGTAAAGGAGGAATTTATGTCAAACATTGAGGATAAACTAGAGTTCAAAATTGACGACGCGCCCAAGGTGGAAGCGCCAGCAGATGGCGAAGCTATCATTGAGATCGTTGACGAGCCTGTTGAACCCGGCAAGGAAAAACCCGGCAAAGATTTTGATAAGTCTTTGAAAAAGCTTAATAAACGCCTTGAAAAAGAGCGTTCTAAGCGGGCTGAAGCTGAAGCAATTGCGAGACAGGCGACTGAGCAAGCTCGCATGCTTCACAATGAAGCCAGCGATAGCAATTTGCATCTGGTAAATGGTGCGATTGAATCGGTTAGGCGGGATCAGGAGATCCTGAAGTCCCAGCTTCGCGACTCCATGGCAATGGGCGACTATGACAAGGCCGCCGCTTTGCAGGAGCAGATGTCTGCCAATATCCAAAATCTGCGTCAGCTTGAGCGTGGTTTTGAGGAGATGAAGCAGCAGCCTCGTTTGCAGCCAGCCCCGGCGCAAAATGAGGTGACTGTGGAAACCCTGATCAATCAGGTGACTCCAAAGTCTGCTGAGTGGCTTCGCGAGAACAAGAAGCACCTTCCCGACGCTAGATCCATTCGTGTGATGGCTAGGGCACATGAAGACGCAGTTGATTATGGGATCGTCCCAGAATCAGATGCTTATTTCAAGTTTGTTGAAAAGCGGCTTGGAATTGAGAAGAACAGGCGGTCCATCCCAGAAGTGGAGGAGGCGATGTCAAGCGCTTCAACAGCAAAGCAGAAGCGTTCTGGCCCGCCTTCGGCCCCAGTATCCCGCCAGCCAATTGATTCCCCAAACCGCAATGGCGTGATCCATTTGACAGCCGCCGAGGTTGAGGCCGCTAGGATCAGCGGGATTACGCCTCAGGAATACTATCGCAACAAAATGCGCGAGCAGAACCGCTAAGGAGAGTTAAATGTCTGATTCTATTGCTAAACGTCGCGGTCGCCCGCCTCGGACAAATCCCGCCCCTGTTATTGAAGAGCAGGATGCTGTGCTTGATGCGGTAGCCGTAAAAGAAACTGCTGTCGAGCGCCCTCCCATGCGCGCAGCTATGCGTGAGGAAGATCCTCGTGCGGCTGCTGCTCGTCGCGCTGCGGAAATTCGTGGCCATTTGGGCGAGGTTGAAGAGGGCCTTGATAAATTCAGGGCTCCCGAAGCGCCTGCCGGGTGGGAGTATGAATGGAAGCGCCGCACTGTGTTGGGTCAGGAAGATCCTGCTTATCAAGTTCAGCTTGCGCGCACTGGCTGGGAGCCTGTTCCTACTGCCCGGCACCCTGAAACGATGCCTATCCAAGGAAATCACCCTCAAATTGAGCGTGATGGCATGGTTCTCATGCAGCGCCCTGCAATTATTTCCGATGAGGCTCGCAGCACGGAATTAAGAAGGGCGCGAAACCAAGTTCGCGTGAAAGAACAACAACTTAACGCGACACCGGATGGCACATTAACCCGTGATCATCCCAGTGCGCGGCCCCAAATTAGCAAGGGGTATGAGCCCATACCTGTGCCTAAGGACTAGTTTTTGCAAACTGCCCATGCAGTTCTTTTGCTGCTTTGCAATAGGCTGCATGGGCCTCTTCTAAGGTGTTAAAATATCCAATCCATTTTTGAGTGCCATTAGCACCTATTCTTGCTCTCCATTTTTGATGTCTTTTATCAAAACCGACTCCTTTAAATCCGCTCCTGTTGTCTTTTCTTTTTGAAGCATTTTGGCAATTTTCAGCATGAGTTGCCAACCTTAAGTTTTCTAAACGATTATCTGATCGATTTCCATTAATATGGTCTATTTGATCTTTTTGGTTAACATTATAACCAGACATAATCATAGCAATTCTATGGGCTAAATATGTTTTTCCATTTAGGCCTATTTGTACGTATCCTTTGATGTGTTTTGACCCAGCAATTTGCCCTACTTTTGCCGGTCCTTTAAGGTTAATTGCCCAAATTATGTTCCCGGTTTCCTTTTCATAAACAAAATATTTTGAAAGTTCTTGGATATCCATAGTGCCCTCCTATTGAATGAATCAAATGGAGCAATTTTTAGCTATTGTCAATTCGATTCTTATGTGCAATATTTTGGACTATACCAGAATTGGTTGGCTTTCCCCGGCGCGAAAGCCTCGCACTGCTTTGATTTACGGCTTCCCCGGCGCGAAGTTTGTAAATTGCTCCTTAAAGGAGCCTTCTCTCATGGCCAATACAAACGCACCGTTTGGCTTTCGTCAAATTAGCGGCACCGGTTCTGCCCCTACCTATGAGCAGATTGCTGTCCGTATCGTCTACAATGCTACGAATATCTTCTACGGCGATCCCGTAACCCCTGACACCAACGGCTACGTTGTTCAGGCGTCCTCGAACTCTGCGGCGCAGGGTATCGCTGGTATCTTCGTTGGTTGCCAGTATCTCTCGGTCGCTCAGAAGCGCACCGTTTGGTCGAACTTCTGGCCGGGTTCTGATGTCGCCTCTGGCAACACTGTCACCGGCTACATCGTGAACGACCCGAACGCCAAGTTCATCGTTCAGTCTGACGCTACTGGCGTGGCTACCACCGACATCAATGCCAACATTGGCTTTGCTATCGGCACCGGCAACACCTCGAGCGGCATCTCTGGTGCGTATCTCGATACCACCACCATCAACACGACCAACACCCTGCCTTTCCGCATCGTCAGCCTCTATGATTTCCCCCCGGGTTCTCAGGGCACGATCACCAACGGCCAGGCCTATGATTGGGTCGTGGTTGCCTTCAACAATGTTGCTACCAAGCAGCTTACCGGCATCTAAGGAGTAGAGGACCATGGCTGTTAATCTTTCTGCCATTAAAGACCTTCTGCTCCCCGGCCTCCGTGGGGTTGAAGGCAAGTACGAGATGATCCCGTCTCAGTACGACAAGATCTTCACGAAGCATGATTCCAAGATGGCGCTCGAGCGCACTGCGGAAATGCGCTTCTTGGGTCTTGCCCAGTTGAAGACTGAAGGCGGACAGACCGCTTTCGACAACAACGCTGGCGAGCGTTACGTGTACAACCAAGAGCATACGGAAATTGCTCTCGGCTACGCGATCACCCGCAAGGCGATTGACGACAACCTCTACAAGACCCAGTTCATGCCTTCGAACCTCGGCCTGATTGAATCTTTCCATCAGACCAAGGAAATCTACGGCGCGAACGTGCTGAACACCGCCCAGACCTATAACTCGGCGGTTGGCGGCGACGGTCAGGCTCTTTGCTCTGCCTCGCATCCTATCGATGGCGGCACTGTTGCGAACCAGCCCTCCACTCAGGTTGACCTGAATGAGGCTACGCTTCTCAACAGCATGATTGCGATCCGCACGAACTTCAAGGACCAGGCCGGTCTGAAGATCTTCGCTCGTGGCCGCAAGCTTGTTGTGCCCGCTCAGCTTGAGCCGGTTGCTATCCGCCTGACGAAGACGGAACTGCGCCCGGGCACTGCGGACAATGATGTCAATGCGATCATGATGACTGCTGGCGGTCTGCCGGAAGGCTACATGGTCAACGACTTCTTGACCTCGGCGTATGCTTGGTTCTTGCTGACCAACATCGACGGCCTGTCGTACATGGAGCGAGTGAAGTTCGAAAGCGATATGCAGGTCGATTTTGTCACTGACAATCTTCTTGTTAAGGGCTACGAAAGGTACTCCTTCGGATATTACAATTGGCGGTCCATTTATGGCAGCTTCCCAACCTCTTGATTTGGTTGGGTTTCTCCAAAGATTTCCTTAACTCCGAAAGGATAGCCAATGGCTACGGTCATTAATGACATCCAACCGGGGTTCTATCCGAACCCCAACGGTAGTCCGGTCCAACCGGCTACCACTTTCACCGGCCCTGTCCTCGCTGGCAATGTTATTTCCAGCGATGGCACCGGCAACCTTGCTGCGCTTGGCGGCACGACTGGCACCCAGAACCTCGGTTATGCGGTTGTGGCCCAGTCTGCCATCGTCACGCAGGCGAGCGGTGGAACCGACATCACGCTTCCGGCCCAGAGTCAGATCCTGTCAATTGTTTTGATGGTGACGACTGCTTGGACGGGAGTTGCGAAAACGCTCAGTGTCGGCGCGACTGCCGGGACGACTGCGGCTACTGCCTTCACGGCTAACACTGTTGATGGCTCTACTGCTGGTCGTTTCTCGCTGTCGCCGTCAACGACTGCCCAGATTGCGAACTGGGACAACATCAGCAATTCGACCTTCCAGACGGGCGGTCCCACTGATGTTCAGTTGTTCGTCACTTCTGCAAACACCGGCTCTGGCGTGGGCACACTGCATGTGACCTATGTTCAGGGTATCAATCTCGCGTCCTAATGGAGGGATGTCATGAAGGGTAAGTTCAAGCTCGAACCCAAAAACAGCCCCGATAAGGCTCTTGGCGGGGATTTCTATGCCGGTGGCCAGTCTGAGGTTGCCAAGGAAGCCAAGAACAAAGCTGAAGGCTTCAAGCGTGGCGGCAAGGCTAAGAAGCACATGGGCAAGGTCCATGGCGAAATGGCTGAGCATCACGCTGGCCGCAAGCCTCGTATGAGCGGTGGCAAGGTGCTGTCTTCGGCCAGCGCTGGCTCGCCTCGCGCCAAATCTTCTCACTACTGAGATCTCCTCCCGGATCTATGGTGAGACTAGCGGGGGCCTTGTGCCCCCGTTTTTCTAGGAGATGGCTATGTCAGGTGCGTGGACTCGCAAAGAAGGCAAGAACACTGAAGGCGGCTTGAACGCTAAGGGTCGGGCCTCTCTTAAAGCTGAAGGACATGATATTAAGCGTCCCCAGCCAGAAGGAGGTTCCAGAAAGGACAGCTTCTGTGCTAGGATGACCGGGTTAAAGCGCAAGCTTACCGGCTCTGCAAAGGCTGCTGATCCCGATAGTCGGGTCAACAAGTCACTTCGCAAGTGGAACTGCACATGACGGACAAGCCTTTCTGGGAAAAAGATGCGCCGAAAGATGCTAAAACCAAGCATCTAAACCGCAAACAAATTCAGTCAGCTAAAGCTTCGGCAAGAGCCGCTGGTCGGCCTTATCCGAACGCTGTTGACAACATCGCCGCCGCTAGGGCTGGCAAAAGGAGCTAACTATGGCTGGCGTCGTAAACCAATCTATCACTCGCGTTGGCCGATATGAGCCGTTTGAGCTTCAGGTTTCGCGTGGTCAAATCTCGTTCCATTCGCCCCAGAACATCATTGCGTATGGGGCTACCCCCGCGACCGCCAACCTTTATCGCACTGTTTGGGAAAACATGGCGACCACGGAGTACGTGTTTCCCGGATCCGCCCTGACCATGCAGCTTGTTAGTACGGCTGCTGGGGATACCGCAACTATCACGATTGTTGGACTTGATGCCAACTACAATCAGATTAGCGAAAATCTGGTCTTGAATGGCACCACAAATGTTCCAACCGTCAACCAATATTTTCGCATCAATTCCATGTTTGTTGCGATAGGAAGTGCTACCAATCCGATTGGCGTAGTATCACTTTCGAACAGTGGAACAGTTTACGCTCAGATCACCACAGGGGTCTTCAACGGTGTTACCTCAAGCGTTGGCCGCACCCAAATGGGCGTATACACGGTCCCCGCCGGATACACTTTCTATGGAATGCGCTATGGAGCGTATTCGTCTTTCAATGGGAATACTGCAAACTATACAACGTATCGAGCAATCACGAACTCTGCGGCTGGTGTTCAGCAGATGATTGTACAGACTCCTTTCAACACCTCCTACGAGGTTCAGCGTCACTATCCTTTCCCATATGGGGAAAAGACGGACCTCCGCTTCCAGATTGCTCCAAGCACAGCAACTGCGGCGGTCGTCAGCCTGAATATTGGCGGCGTCCTTATCAGGAACGATGGCTCGCTGGATCAATGATATGACAACAAGCGGCACATACTCATATTCGCCCGGCCTCGGTGAATTGACGCTATATGCGTATAATCTCATCGGGGTCAGGAATACGGCTGTCCTTCAGGAGCATATGGAAGCTTCTCGCATGGCAGCCAATATGATGCTGTCGCGCTGGGCCAACCAAGGTGTCAACCTCTGGGCTGTTGATCTGATTACTGTCCCGCTAATTAAGGGGCAGTCTACCTATAGCGTCCCCGCCAACACGGTGGTCATGCTTGATGCCTACATCGAAATAGTTAACGGATCTGCCCAGCCAATTGATAGGCTTATCCTCCCTATCAGCCGCACTGAATATGCGTCCTATCCCAACAAGGACCAGCAGGGCTTCACCACGACCTATTGGTTTGACAGGCTTCTGTCTCCTACGGTCACCTTGTGGCCTGTTCCTGACGGGACCACCACATCGCTCAAATACTATCGCGTTCGGCAAATTCAGGATGCGAACCTGACCAGTAACCAAAATGTTGAAATTCCATACCTTTGGCTAGAAGCTTTTGCCTATGGTTTGGCGCAGCGTTTGGCCATTATCTGGGCTCCTGACAAGGTTGCAATCTTGAAGCCAATGGCTGATGAGGCGTATCAGATTGCTGCTGATCAGAACGTAGAAACTGCCCAGCAGTACATTTCCCCCATGATATCCGGCTACTTCCGGTAAGGAGAAGCCATGGGTTATGCTTCGCAAGCCGGTAGGGCTAGAACAAGCGCCACAAATCCGCAGGCGCATGCAATATGTGACCGCTGCGGTTTTCGCCACAATCGTATTAGCCTTCGCTGGCAATATGATTGGCGTGGCGCATCTATGCAAAACATTAGGCTTTTGGTTTGCGACATTTGCTATGATGCTCCCCAAGAGCAGCTTCGGGCTATCGTTGTTCCTGCTGATCCTGTGCCGATTGTGGACCCTCGCATCCAAGATTTTGTGGCTGCGGAACAGAACACGCGAACTACCTCTGGCCAAAACACTGTAGACCCAACAACAGGCATACCTATTCCTGGCGGGGATACTCGCATTACGCAGGATGATAATACTCGCGTAACTCAGCAGACTGGTGAGCCGACAGGTGGTCTTAACACTCAACCGGGCACAGACCCCAATGCTCCGGGTGACACAGACCCTGGTTTGCCCTATGATAACGTGACCGTTCCAAAGACAGGGCCGCTGACATGAGCGTTGCACAGATCCCCAACTTACCTGCGGCTACGGCCCTTAATGGATCTGAGCAGCTTGAGGCGGTTCAGGCTGGAACTAGCGTTCGCTTAACGACTTCTCAAATTGGCCAGTATGTAAATGGGACTTACCCGCCCCCGGGTATTTCATCCGTTTCTGCTACGTCCCCACTTACATCGAACACGGTTGGCTCAGCAGTCACCATTACTCTTCCGTCGCAAAGCATCACCAACTCCTATCTTGCCACCATGGCTGGGGGAACCGTAAAAGCCAATCTTACGGGCAGCACTGCGGCACCGTCTGATGTCACGCCCAGCGCCATTCTTGATACCTTTAGCTCTGCACTCGGATCGACTCTTTATCGGGACAGCGGATCTTGGCAGGCTCTTGTTGCAGGGACTGGCGGTCAGGTCTTGACCATGAGCGGGTCAATTCCTTCATGGCGCGCTATCTTTGTTAATCCCAGCCAAATAGCCCCGTCCGGCGTCACTGCTGGAACTTACGGTCTTGCTGCATCTGTCCCGCAGTTTACGGTTCTTGCGAGTGGACAAATTTCTGCTGCCGCAAATGTTCTGATTGCGATTAACGTCTCTCAGGTATCTGGGCTCGCTCCATCGGCTACTACTGATACGACGAATGCCAGCAACATCACTAGCGGAAGCCTTGCAGCCGCTCGCTATAGCACAACTCTGTCGGCTGCTTTGGATTCTTCGGCTGGCGCAACGCAAGGCAGCATCCTTTACCGCAATGCTACTGGCTGGACGCAACTTGGCCCTGGAACCTCTGGGCAGGTTCTCCAAACGCAAGGCGCTGGAGCTAATCCTGCTTGGGTCGCTAGCTCCGGTTCGGGAACTGTCACTTCTATAGCTACAGGAACCGGCCTTACAGGCGGCCCAATAACGTCCTCTGGCACTATCAGCATTGCAAATACGGGCGTCTCAGCAGCAACTTATGGAACATCTGCTTCGGTGCCTGTGATTGCAGTGAACGCACAGGGACAGATCACATCTGCCACCAATACGACGATCAATGCAGTTACCCTGACTACCGGCTCAATCACTACGGCCCCGGTCAATGCTTCTGACCTCGTTAATAAATCCTACGTTGATGCTGCCATCAGCAACGTAAACTATCATGCCGCTTGTAATTGGGCGACGACTGCTGATCTTGGCACCGTCACTTACAACAATGGCTCATCTGGTGTTGGCGCGACGATCACCAAAACATCGCCTTTCGCCACGCTCGCAGTTGATGGTGGCAGCCCTACGGTAGGCCAGCGCATCCTCGTCAAGAATGAGACGAGTGGGCAGTACAACGGCATCTACACCGTCACTAACGTAGGCTCCGGCGCTACTGGCTGGGTTCTGACGCGAGCCACTGACTACGATCAATCTGGCGTTGGGCAAAACGAAGTCGCCCCCGGCGACACAATGTTTATCTTATCTGGCACTGCGAATGCTAACACTCAGTGGACGCAGTCAACCGATCTCCCCATCACCATTGGAACTACGCCCCTTGTTTTTGTGCAGACAGGCGGCACAACGTCATACCTTGCTGGCACGGGCCTCACGCTTACCGGCACGACTTTCAGCATTACAAACACTGCTGTCACTGCTGGCTCTTACGGATCGGCATCTTCGGTTGGTACGTTCACTGTCAATGCACAGGGGCAACTGACGCTTGCTGGCAGCACCTCCATCGCGATTGCAGCTTCTCAGATTACCTCCGGGACGCTCACGGTGCCTCAAGGCGGCACTGGTGCTGTATCTCTCACCGGATACTTGAAGGGCAACGGCACAAGCGCTTTTACGGCATCTGCCACAATCCCAAACACGGACATCAGCGGCCTCGGCACAATGTCCACGCAGAATGCCAACGCTGTTGCCATTACTGGCGGCACGGTCAACGGCACATCTGTTGGAGCTACGACGCCTTCTACTGGCGCGTTTACGACCCTGGGTGCGACCGGGAATGCTTCACTTGCCACCATTACATCTGGGACATGGAACGGCACTGCCATCGGCGCAGTATACGGAGGAACGGGGCAGACGGCTGTTGTGACAGGCGATTTGCTTTACGGGTCGGCCACTAATACATGGTCGCGTTTGGCTGCTGGCGCGACTGGGACACTCCTGATTGGCGGGGCAACTCCAGGCTATAGCTCTTCTCCGACGATCACCGGGACAATGACTGCCGGGGCGTTTGTAGCTACCGAAACGATCACCGGATCTCTTTCGCAGGGCGCAATCGCCTACGGGACGTTGGGATACTCTGATACGAACATCTATGCGTCCTTCACATCCTCGGTGAACTCATACAACCAGTTAGTTGTGCAGAACACCAGCAATGGATCGTCGGCTTCCGCCAACTTGATTGTGTCTAATAACCTAGGAACATCAACAACTTATTTTGGCGAGTTCGGCATGAACTCGTCCACGTTCTCAGGATCTGGCGCATTTAATGCGGCAAATACCGTCTATCTTGACGCAACTACTGCGGACCTTGCTATTGGGACGACAACCGCAAACTCAGTGCATTTTGTTGTCAACAGCAGCGCAACCGACTCAATGACGATTAGCGGCTCGACTGGGCTGGTGTCGTTCCCGGGCACGGGTGCGATCACGGTCCCCGTTGGGACCACTGCCCAAGAGCCTACAGGCGTCACGGGCATGCTGCGCTTTAACTCAACGACATCATCTTTCGAAGGGTACAATGGAACTGCATGGGGTAGCCTTGGCAGCGGCGGCGGTTCTTCGGTCCCAACGGGTGGCGGAACGGATGCTGTTTTCTACAACAATAACAATGTTGTAACCACGAACTACACCATCCCCGCATCTACTGTTACTGGAACAGGATCGATATCTACGACGACGCTGACCCTGACTTCTGGCGGGCCTTACATAGTCGGCATGTTGATTACCGGGACTGGCGTGACTGCTGGAACCTACATCTCTGCGGTCATAAGCTCGACAGTTTACACTGTAACTCAATCCCAGACGGTTGCATCGACAACATTGACGGGGACATCGAACAAAAATTCTGGTACATTCGGTCCTGTGGTAATCGCCAATGGCGTGACCGTGACAGTGCCGACTGGCTCGACATGGAGTGTGGTCTAATGCCCGTAACAATCAAAGGTTCTGGTGGCGGCTCTGTCACTCTCGATGCGGGTACTGCCGCTTCTGACACTACGCTGACGCTGCCTAATACAAATGGCACGGCATTGGCATCCACTGCCGTCTCGTCATCCTCAACAAATACGGTAACTAACAAAATTGCCGTAAACATTGGCGGGACAACTTACTACATCCTCGCTTCCACATCTGGCACGTAATAGGAGGCTACCATTAGCACTCTCAAAGCCATCAACGTCCAGCATCCTTCCAGCTCGACAACCAACATCGTCAACGATTCCAGCGGCAACGTGACTGTTGGTAATAACTTGACGGTGACGGGTAACGTAACTGGTGCATGGAATGGAACTGCTATATCGGTGGCTAAAGGGGGCACGGGAGTAACCTCAACGGGCTCTGCGGGCAATGTCCTGTTCACCACCGATGGTAGCACATGGTCGGCAACGCAAAAGATCGTGCAAGGAACTGCGGTCGCGTCCACGAGCGGAACAAGCATCACGTTTACGGGTATCCCATCTTGGGCGAAGCGCATTACAGTGATGTTTAATGATGTTTCTACTAGCGGAACTTCATATATTTTAATTCAAATTGGCTCTGGGTCCACTACAAACACTGGTTATCTTTCTCAATGCTGGTCTTATACAACAACAAGTAATGTTGTTACATCAGGATTTACTGTTTCATCTGGCTTAGGGGCCAATCAAGTATCAGGATATGCTCAACTTGTTTTATTTGGATCAAATACATGGGTTTCAAACGGAACACTTAGTTACGACACTACTCAAAGCACCGGATGGTCATCTGCTGGCAAAAGCCCCGCACTTTCTGGCGCGTTAGATCGCGTTATCATAACGATGTTCAATGGCACCGATACCTTCGACGCTGGCTCAATCAACCTTCTCTGGGAGTAACGACATGGAACGCATTGAAGTTAACGTCGAGACCGGCGAAGTCACTGTAATCCAGTTCACTGCCGAGGAGGAATCTGCTGCGTTGGCATATGCGGCTTCCTTGCCCGCGCCTTCTGAGCCGCCCAAGCCTACGCTTGAAGATTTGCAGGCCCAGCTTGCAGCCTTATCCGCGCAGATAACTGCTCTTGCAGGGGCTAAATAATGACCGTCACCATCAATGGCAGCACTGGAATAGCTCAACCGGCAGAAAGTCTGGTGGGATCTTCCTCTGGCACGGTCACCGTGCAGCCTGCTGCTTCTGCTGGTACATGGTCTTTGACGTTGCCAACGACGCCGGGCACTAACAATCAAGTTTTGGCAACAGATGGAACAGGCATTACATCTTGGGTCAC